TTAACTACGAGCTGACCGGAAAGACCGACAAAAACCAAACCCCGCTAGCTAAAATCGTGAGCGACTTTAACGCCAACCGCGGAAGTGGATATGCGCCAAAGTCGGAAGCTCCCGCAAATAATGCAGGAGGTAAGGACCGCAGTATTTTAATTCAGGTAGCCTTTAAAATGGCCATGGAGCGTATTAACGCAGACCCACGTTACCAGCTTACGGAGCTGTACACACTTGCCCAGACTATTTACAAAGATTTACAGCAAGCACATGAGCAATTTTAAAAGCCCAATGGCCCAGGAACTAGAGGTATTTCTAGAGGGGCAGCTGGCGCTAGTGCGCAGCAAAATGCAAGAGGCAACCCAGGGCGAAGCTAGCGAGCTGTGGGGTCAAATGAAGCAGCTGCAAAAGCTTAAGACGTGGTTACATTATTACGAAGGGAAAACGAAATGACACACGAAATGAACCTTTGCGATTTGAACCTAGAGGATCAAATTATAGTAGAAACGTACCGCGATTGCGACGAAGACGGCTGCACTATTCGTGTGCATAATTGGAACCTATTTATAGGCGGACACGTAGTGCAACTGCCTAAAGAATTACGCGAAAAGATTTACCCAATGCTCGACGAATACGCAGCAGACATAGACCCTTTTGACCGATGAACGTGAAGCAGAAAGGTAACCGGTTTGAGCAGGCCGTCGCGCGTAAGCTGCGGCAGCTCTTTCCTAACGTGCGCACAGCCAGGGAGTGTAACAAATGGCTAGACGCACAAGGCGTAGACTTTGTAGAAACCTACCCGTTTCAGTTGCAAGCCAAGCACGTTGAGCGAGGTTTGGACCCGCACGCAGTGCTAGAAAAAATGCCCCAAACGGACGGCATGTATAACGTTCTACTATGGAAACGTAACCGAAAGCCTACGCTGGTGGTTATGACAATAGAAGACGCTGAAGAAATTGCATGGATGCTTAAACGCGAGAATATACTATGAATAATTGCGATTATAACCCACCTAGCAGAAAACCTATGCAGTTCAAATTTTACTACTTGCTTGTTGAGACGCAGAAAGAGGTTAACGTAAGCTTTGAGTTTCACACGACGCAAAGCGCCCTAACTTTTGCCGAAATGCCAACGCCAGGCATGATATTTTTACGATATGAACGGCTTGCGTAAGTTTATAGAACGAAGCGAGGCTAAAGGCTTTGACATGAGAAACCTACGCAAGGAGCTAGAGCAGTTAGAGGCCCAGCTGGCTGAACTTGAAGAGCAGGCAGAACTATTAGAACGCCTAGCTTTGTATATTACAAGGAGCAAGACCCACGCAAACACGCTGTATTGGGCCAAGCACTTGGAACGCGAAAAGTTACTGTGGGAACTTGGGGACGATTTTGATTATTTACACTGGCAAACAAACTTTAATAGATGGAAGCGATTGATGGATTAACCGACCCCTACGCTGCGGCCTTATGGCTTGAGCAGCAACTGAACGACGCAAACGGCTTTTACTCCAAAGGCCGTTTTTTTGTCGCCGAAGGCAACGAATACAAAGAGCTTACCGTCGGTGAGCTGCAAATTTTGTGTTTTGACCTGCTAAAGAGCAAAGGCAGCGCAGCAAAGGCCCAGTACATTATAGACTACCTAGCCCAAAAGCTAGCGACTGAACCGGACAACCTGCATATAGTACCGTTTAGGAACGGCTACGTAGAAAACGGCAGCTTTGTTACCAACCCAAAGTATAAGATTGCGCAGAAAGTGCAGGAATTTATACCATACGAATACGACGTGCTGGCCCTGCCAGTTAAGTGGCTGGAGTTTATAGACGAGGTATTTAAAGGGGACGAAGACGCAACCCAAAAGGCTATGCTTATACAAGAGTGGTTCGGGTATTGCCTGGACCGTTCGCTGAACCTACACAAAGCCCTAGTGCTGTACGGAGACGGTGGCAACGGCAAAAGCGTAATACTAGACGTACTGGCTGCAATGGTGCCTTACCACACACGCCTAGAGTGGCACGAGCTAAACGAGCAGCGCAACCTGGAGCGCTTAGCAGGCAGCTGGGTGAACATAGCCACGGAAATAAGCTATAAGGACAACACCGGCACCACGGGTTTTAAAAAGGCTGTTGCAGGTGAAACCTTAACGGCCAACCCGAAGTATAAGAAACCGTTTGACTTTAAGCCGTATGCAAAATTTGCATTTGCCACCAACGGGCTGCCGATGGTAGACGACGTGAGTAACGGCGTATTTCGGCGGTTAATGGTAATCAGTCTTAATAACAGCTTCGTGGGCCGGGAGAATTGGAACCTTACAAACGAGTTGCTAAAGGAAATGCCTGGCATTATTCAGTGGGCTATTACGGGCCTTAACCGACTGCACAAGCACCGAGCGTTTACGATTGTGCCGAGTAACATTACCGAGTTGCAAGAGTACCGCAGGGCAGTAAACAGCATGCAGAGCTTTTACGACGAGAGCGTAGACATGATTAAAGGGCAAAGGGTAAGCTTTAGCGAGTTCTACCGGTCCTATACCACGTACTGCCTGGAGACGTCAAACCGTCCTTTTGCACGTAACAAGGTGCGGTCTATCATTAACCAGTTAGGCCTAAAGTTGCACGTTTTTACGTCTGCGGACAACGTACGCATGGTAGAAGCCTTGCAAGACATTAACCAGTAAGCCATACAATTAACCACATATTAACTACTCAAAACACTATGGAACGTAGGCGCAGCCTACATAAATTAACTACTATAACTACTATTATATAAATAACATATATATAGTAAAGGTATAGTAGTATAGAAAGTTTGTAAAAAAGTAGTTAATTAATGAATCTGAGTAATGCCAAACTATTTAAAGCACAATACACAGCGTAAGCGTATAGTGGCTAATAACCCACTGTATGCGAGTACCAAGTGGCGTAAGTATAGGCAGGCTATACTAATGCGCAGAGGTGGCCAGTGTGAGGCCTGCGGCACGGTACCTATGTTCGACCGCGAGCTACACATTGACCACATACGACCCATAGCCGAAGGTGGTGAAGTGTACAACGAAGCGAACCTACAAATACTGTGCATACAATGCCACGGCAAGAAGACAGCGGGGGAACGGGGGTGGGGTCTCATCTCAAAGCCTGACCCGGTGCATTCCACCGTCGCCTTTTCCTTTCACCAAAATGGGGACCAAGACCCCCCAACTAACATCTTTTAACATGAGCGACGAACTAGCACGCTGGGAGCGAATTAAATTGGAGTGCGAGAAAAGCATTGACACGCACGGTGCAATACTTGAAGCGGTAACCGACCGAGGCAAACCAGTGCTACGCAAAAACCCAGCAATAGAAACCCTGCAAAAGGCAACACTCGAAATTGAGAAACTACGGAAGACCTTAGGCGATGGACTTGACCTGGACTGAGAATATAATCGAACGGTACTGCGTACTGACCGAAGACGCGGGAGCTGGCAAGCCGGTACAACTTATGGACTGGCAACGCGGGCTAATCCGGGACGCGGAAGGTAAGCGCATGGTGTGGCTAGAAATTCCTCGTAAAAACGGAAAGAGCGCGTTTATAGCCATGCTAGCCGTAGCACACATGCTGAAAGGATTTAAGGACGGCAGTAACCCGCAGGTAATTCTAGCGGCAGCCACCAGGGAGCAGGCAGGTATATTGTTTGGCTACGTCCGTAACATGATCCTGCTAAACCCGCAGCTGCAAAAAGTGCTAGAGCCATACCGCAAGGAAATTAGACTAAAGGGCAAGCCTGGGTACTTGAAGACCATTACCAGCGACGGCGGCAGTAACCACGGTCTAAACCCGTCCCTAATCCTTTGCGACGAAATCCACAGCTGGAACGAGGTAAAGGGTCCGGAACTATGGGAAGCCCTGCGCACGTCCATGGCGGCACGCCCTAGCCAAATGATAGCCATTACCACAGCGGGCAGCGCGTACAGCTTTGCGCACAAGTGGCACGAATACGCGGAGCGCGTAAAGGAACAGCCGCACATTGACCCTAGCTGGCTTACGATTATTTACGGTGCTACGGACGAAGAAAACCCGCACGACCCGAAAGTATGGGAAAAGGCTAACCCGTCCCTGGGCGTAACGGTAACGTACCAGTACCTAGAAGAATTAAGCAATACGGCAAAGCACGACGAGCCTACGCTTTTAAGTTTGCGCAAGCTTCACCTAAACCAGTGGGCAGGTAGCGCACAGCCGTACATTGAATTAGGCAAGTGGCTAAAGTGTGAAGGCCCGAAGCCTAAAGGTGTGGAAAAATGGCGGTGCTTTCTAGGCGTTGACCTTGCCGCGGTTAATGACTTTACGGCCTACGCTGTGGTTTACTTTAACGGCGAGCGTTTTTACACGCAGCAATACTACCAAATCACCGACCACGCCATGACCAAGCGAAAGCAGAAGTACCCCAACCTGGTGCGCAACTGGATTAAAAACGGTAGCCTAGACGTAGTGAAGGGCGAGGTAACTACAACCGACCACCGCATAGAAAGCATAGAACGCATAATGCAGAGCCACCCAATAGAGGGAATTTTCTTTGATCCATGGAACGCTGCCGAGACGGTAGAGCGTCTGAGGCAGAAGTACGGTAAACAGTTCTGCTACGAGGTCCGACAGTCCGCACTTATGGTAAATGAACCGATGAAGCTACTTTACCGCATGGTAACCACGAAAGGAATTACCCACGACGGAAACCCTATTACTGCTTGGATGATAGCTAACACTAGCCTGCACATAGACAAAAACGATAACTGGACCTTTCAAAAGGACAAGGCACCGGACCGAATAGACGGCACAGCTGCGCTAATTACGGCCCTTGCGGGCTATGTACATAATGCTAATACGGGCATGAGTACATATGAGGATATGGATATAATTTTTGTGTAACTTTGTGTTATGGCATGGTATGACCGTATTAAGCGGAGCGTAAGCGGAGTAATTAGCCCGAAGCCCTGGCTAATTAGTTTATTCGGCGGAAACGCTACACTTTCGGGCGAAAACGTAAGCGCAGTAAATGCCCCCAAGGTATCGGCTGTTTACGCCTGCGTCAACCTTATTAGCAATACCATTGCGTCCCTGCCTTGGCACCTTTACCGGGAAACTGAGCAAGGCCTGCTTTACCAGCCTGGGTTTATTAACGACATGGTAAGCAAGCGCCCGAACGTAGCTTACAATAGCTACGACTTTCGTAAGGCCATGCTTACTCAGTTGTTACTGCGAGGTAACGCATACGTACTACCGGTACGTAGCGGCGCGAGCCTTGCCGGCCTAGAGCTAATTGATACCGAGCTTGTAACGGTAGACACCACCAGCGGCGAGCTTATTTACCAGCTGCACCTGCGCAACGGTATTAACCTGCGCCTGAACCCGGACCAGCTAATACACCTGAAATACTGGAGCTTTGACGGAATTAACGGAGTTAGCCCGATTGTGTACGCAAAAGAAATTATTGGCAGCTCAATGGCGGCAACTGCCCATATGGGCGGCTTTTACGGTAACGGCGGTATGCCTAAAGGTATTCTGCAATTGCAGGGCACAATCCGCGACGCGGACCGGGTAAAGGCTATCGGCCGTCAGTTCGACGAGCTGAACAAAGAGTATAAGGGGCGGACAGCTGTACTAACAGAGGGCGCAGAGTACAAGCCAGTGGCAGCGAATTTTCAGGAATCGCAGCTAATTGAAAGCTTGAGGTTTAGTGTTGAGGAAATCTGCCGCCTTTTCAGCGTCCCCCCGCACAAAATCGGCCACAACGAAAACGGTGGATATGCTAACAGCATCGAAGCACAAAACGCTATGTTTATTAGCGACTGTATTCGCCCGTTGGTCGAAGTAAT